CAGGAAGCCGTCAACTACAATAACAGCATTAAGATGCGTATCAAAACAATATCCACATCCGCCGGTGCGAAAATATTAAATGACTTTAACACCGGTAAAATAACTGCTGACCCCAAATTCTTTTCTTTATTGAAACAATCTGTGTTTGGGGCTACATTTGATGTCAATCAAACCACTGATGCGGCGTTCAAAGATGAACTTTGGACTCGCATCAAGTCTGCCATATTCCAATAGGAATATGGGTCCCATATTACTAATAGTTGTAAGTTTCCAGAACACATCGGGGTGGATAAATTCATAATTCCATCTAGTTGTGTTTCTGAGAAAACTTACGAGGATTTAGTCGGCAAACTTGCTGACCTTGCCAAATGGAAAATGGATATACCATTTGACTTGTCGAAAGAGAAATATCTGGATATGGCATGTGACAAAAAGAATCCAGGTTTAAAGATTATTTTACCGGTTATACAAGAAGCAAATCCGGTATTAATATATCATGATTGTTTAGCTAATAATTACTCCTCAATTAGACGTGATTGCATAGCATTGCCTGTGCCTGAAGACGCCATGTTAGCTAAATTCAAAAATTTTACTGATAGAATCTTTGAACAAGAAATACGACCGCTCATAGAACAATTTGAATACTCGGTCAGTGCATACTATAATCATTTAGATTCCGGTCAACAAAGGAGGTGGGACAAGGTGAATCATGATGCACTTAAACGTCGTGTTATGGAAATTTTTGTAAGTTGGAAAAGCAAGAGGTAACAAGTGATGTAAAAAATCCAAAAAACAGGAATATAGCTTCCCCAAATGAAGAATATAAATTTGTAATGGGTCCTGTTATATATAGACTAGAGCAAATATTTAAGAAAAAATTCAAAGGTTATGCATCTGGTCGATCTTGGTCACAACGTGAACGTGTACTCAATGCACGCGCGAACAAAATGTTGACCAAGTTAATTCAAGGTGATGGTTCTGGGTTTGATCGAACACAATACGCAGACTTGCGTGATATGTGTGAAGTACGTATATATCAATGGCTAGCAGATGCTGGTTATATATATCACGTTGACAAGCCAACCTATCTTGAACAATCAAACTGCCATAATATTGTCTATAACGTTCGACAAATGAGTAAATCCGGCAAGTTTAATGAGGTCCAAAAATTGGGAAAAGTGATAAAGAAAGGTACTGTCCAGTCTGGTAACTGTGACACGACCTTCGGAAACACACTCCGAATGTCACTTTATATTCGTTTTATAGCAGAGGAGTTGCTACACCTGACACCAGAAGAATATGATGTTGATTGCGCAGGTGACGATTTCGCTTTATTTGTATCACCCTATTTACAAAATAAAGATTTAATAAAGGCATTTTACCAGGCGTTCCGGCCATCTATCAAAGGAGAGGATGACACAATCAAGCATGGTTTGGGACAAATTTTAAAATATTTAAAAATAGGGGGAATCGAGTCTTGTGATTTTTGTTCAACTGAAACATTTTGGAGCGAAAGAACAAAATCATATAAAATAATAAGGAAAATTGATCGATTCTTTACCTTGACGCCTTATTCACGTAAGTGTTTGCATTTGTCCAGGAAGGACCAATTGGAATATATGCAACAATTAAGTATTGCAAACACTGAATGGATAGGTAAACTGCCTCTACTTGCTGCATATAACAAGTTACTTGGCAATTATCGAAATTACAAAACGCATAAAATAAATTTCGATAAGAAAAACGTCAAAGGTATTTCTAAAAAAACAAAGCCTTTAGAAAAACCTCATTATAAACGCCTGTACGATGAAGCATACAGTGAGCGTTTTAATAATTTGAAATCCATCTTCGAATCCGATGAAGCTTACGCTATGATGGATCGAATTTCCGACAAAACTGGGTGTGAACAAGATTTTTATGATTATATGTTGCGAACATACACAATCACGCCTGCAGAAATCGCACATTGCGAAAAAGAAATCCTCTCGGCAATTGATAAACAAATAGACCACAAAATACAATTGCCAC